GGTCGTAGGCGTTTTGGTATTCTTGCGAACCAAGTTGTTGCCCAAACGCTGTAGCTCCGCGAAGCGCATTGCCAGAGATCAAACCGCCTCTAGCCGCCGCCGATTGGTCAAGCCCTTTAAGCCCTTCCTTCATGCGGAACGCATACCCAGGATCAGCTTCAAAATCAGACATACCAAACGCTTTTGTAAGCGAACCGTATCCCGCCGCGCCTTTATTTTTGCTTAAACCAAGAAGATCCATCAAACGGTTTTGCCCCGTAATGCCGGCATCGTAAAACGGTTGCGAACGCGCAACGCCTTCGTCATACATACGTTGCTGAAGTGCAAGGGATTCTTTAGCAGACTGCGCTTGCAGTTCTGCCGCCTTATCCGCTGACTGAGCCTGCGTCTTCGCAGCCTTGCCCGCCGCAGACGACGCCATCGCACCGCCGATGAGCGACGCGCCTGCACCAACTATAGCACCTACAATAAACGCCATCTTAATGCTCCAGTTTCAGTTGGTCGGCGTAGGCAAGCTCCTGCTTGTTATTAACACCGCCCTGCAATTGGTCAACTGTTGATTCCGTAAGTTCTTCGACCAACTTATCAAGATCCGTCTCGTTTGTCGCGTGGATGTTCGTCCAGACCGTATCTTCAAGCGCGTGGATCGCACGCTTTGTACCCGGCTGCGAAATGATAATGGCGGGGGCCACAAGCTCCTCAATACCATCCTCGGACATTACATGGACGCGGCCTTGAGAGAGGATACAAAAATGTGTCGTTTTATGGATAGCGCCGGTAACAATCGTACCGGCGGGCATTGTCATTTCGCGGGCGTACATTCCGTTGGCAAAGTAGTGCTTAATAGGCAAAAATGCAGGAGGCATCCCCTGCATTGCATCTTCAATCTGCTCGACTGCTTCGCGAACGTCCATGTCAGACTTCCTCATCAGCGGGTAGTGGTGTGTTGCCCTCGGCTACCCATGCCAGATAGGCTTGGTAGTCGGTGTTGTCTGGGTCAAGTGGGATGAACGCATTATCTATAATACGTTTAATTCCCAATAATTCATTGGTTTCACTGTGAACAAAAAATTGGTACATCTTTAAAGCTCCGCTGAATAAACCATCGTTTGATTTGCACGCGCTGTTTGGGATTCAAAAATAAATGATGATGTACCACCAAAAGAATACCCAGCCCCGCCTCCTGAAGCGGTGGGCGTCGCCCTCATAGAAACTGGAAAATTATTTGGCAACGCTACTGCACTCGTTGTCACAACCCAAGAAGCTGCCGTCCCATAATAATACCTCTGACACTGCGCTAACTGAGCATTGTACAACTGCCGCTCAAATGGTGTGGCGACTGTGCCGGGCTCAAGTTGTACGTTACCAATTGTCCATGTGCCGCTTATTTGCGCTCCTACTGTAAACAAGATTTGAATACCAGTTGTTGCGGCGGCAGGAATACTGATGTTAGCGCTATATTGTGTTGCGGTAGATGTGACCGTAAACGTACCCGTTGCAATTGAGGTAACGGTTGGCGATGCCAAAGACCCAAACGTGTCTGTCGTATTGGCGTAGTACGCAGTCCAAGTAACAGTTGTTAAAAGAGTGTTTGCCAGCACAACGCTTAGGGTTGCAGTTGTTCCTGCCAAATCAGCACTGTTTAGCGCTTCAATACGCTGACCAAACCCGATAGCTGTTACGGATGCCGCGCCTGTAAATTGATACCTATATTGATTAGCTGTCGCCCCTGTAACTCTAGCGCCCGTGACGTTTGCGCCTGTGCAGTACCCGTACCAACGGTCTACTGAATATGCTAACGCAGCCGCCGCAGTAAAAGTTTGCGTCGCGCCTGCGTTACGTTGGTCAACCGCTATGTTCCCGTTGATGATGCGGTTGCGTAGAAAGCTGCTGGACATAACCGCAGTGCCGCCAAAAGACACGTTGCCACTGGCATCTGTTACCATGTTGGCGGTAGCAGATGAGGCGTTCTGGAAGTTAGTAGCTTTTACGGTACTCATGTCCATGCTCCGACTGAAGTGACTGTAGTAGACCCGATAGGTCGGATACGAAAATACGCGCCGATACCGACAACAGCCGCCGCCGCAATACCAAGTGATACTTGCGGGATGATTGTGCCTGACACGGACACGTTAATGATGCCTGAGATGTTGGCGTAGCCGACCGTGTTGACTGACGCAGTTGCCAAAGTTGTGTTGGCCGCAACATTGTAGGTGGATTGCGTAGCCGTAGCTGTTGCGACAGCCGCAGCGCCTTTTTGTGCAAGGCTCCAAAAAAACTGTGTCTTTGTAGCCGTGCCGCCTAAAGCAAATCCAAATGAACCTGAAGTCGCGCTCATGGCGCTGAGTGAGTAGAAACACTCAAATTCGTAAGTGCCGGCAGTTAAGGTAACTTGCCCACCAGCAGGTGTGTTGAACATCGCCTGCGCGGCGGTCTGTGAAGTCAACGTGTAAGCCGATTGCAACAGAATAATCTGCTCGGCCATTATGACGCCGCGTTGTAAAGCCGTAGGTGTGGCATAGAACACAGTGCCATCGTATTCCATTGCACCAGCAGTGGCGGTCGTTAGATTTGTTCCAGATGTAAGGTTAAGAGGCGCAGCCGTGGCTGTGCCTGCTGATACGGCCACGCCAGCGTTACTAACACGCATTTGCTCAGTGCCGCCAGTGCTAATAGCTACCGTGTCAGCAACGGGGTAAAACACACCCGTGTTGGTGTCTCCACCGCCCTGCACTGCCGGAAGAGTAGCAGTTCCACTAACACCAGCAATGCCTGTAGCGCCATTAATAGTTACGGTCATTGAACTACCTCGATAATTTGACAGCTAGGAAAACGCATCAGTAATACTCCCAAACACGGATAACGCCGGCAAACCCCGCGCCGCCGCTATAATTGCTTGAAACTGCGCCTACGCGAGTGGAACTGCCCCCCTCGCCAAAAACTGTTCCATCTGTACCGTTTACGCCGGTAGCCCCAACCATCCCTCCCCCAAATAAAGGGCAACAACCAGAATTAGGGGCAGAAGTTGTATTACCGCCTGAAGTTTGACCAGACCCACCAGCAGTGCCTTTAAGTATGGACGAGCTAACTACGGAACCTGTGATACTACCCAACCCGCCAGCGCCGCCAGTAGTGATCCCACTTCCTGTAGTGGCTGTGTTGCCAATAGCGCCGCCGCCGCCCGTTGCCGATAATGTTACTGTAGCGCCGGTAAAAGAAGAAGTGCCGCCCGTACCGCCAGTTGCGCCTGCAAGCCCCGCCCCCGCAGTTCCTGCCGCCCCAACTACATATGCGTATGTAGCGTCCGGTGAGGCAATTAGTGCTTGAACGGCGCCGCCGCCGCCGCCGCCTCCGCTGACCGCCGCCGAACTAGCAACGCCAGTCCCGTCTACACCGCCGCCGCCGCCGCCGCCGCCAACTACTTCAACAAATAGCGCGGTGACGTTTGCTGGCGTCGTGTACGTTCCAGAACTAGTGGTTAGTGTAGTAATGCTTTTTAACGTGTAGCCTACTGCCCCAGCGCTAGTAACAAGCATTGTACCGGTGGTTGCCGGTGCAATAATAACGTTGCTGCCGGCTACAGTGGGAACAATAAGCGTCACAGAACCGGAAGTTGAACCCTGAAGTTGAAGCGAACCCATTAGACAATACTCCAGGTGCTGTTTGTGGAAACAGTAACAGTTATGTTAGGCGCAATAGTAAGCGGGCCAAATGTACCGGCGTTATTATCTTCAGGGATAGTGTAGTCAACAGTAACTATTTGATCGTTTAGATAAAAAACCTTATCGTCACCGCCGCCAGTAGCGCCGCCGCCACCGCCGCCGCCTGAAGAGGGGCTTATATTGTCCCACGCTCCTATTTGAACCGCAGCCGAAGTTTCCAAAACAAACTTATACACCGAGAGCGAGTCTAGCCAGACTTCATACGGAACACGCCCTGCGGCGTCCAAAACAATCGGGTTAGAGTGCGCGGTTGCACCTGAAGAACTTGTGTAAGACGCAAGAGGTGTAGTAGTCCCGGCGGTATAGGTGTACAGCAATCCTCCCGCCAACGGCGCGCCGTTGTTGTCGAAGAACTGCCAAGCAGCGCCTGCTAGAGGTGATAAAAGAACTGACATGGTTGCACCTTACATCTATTTTTAGGTTTAGACAATCCGATAGGTAGTCGTAAACGTGTAGTCCGTACTGACAGTGTTTGTAGCCGTAAAACGGAATTCAAACTTGTCCCCGATTATGTCAGCTATAACACCGCCTTGCGCCGTGCCGCCAGAAGTTGTTGTAGCAAGAGTACCGCCTGCTTGGCCCACCGCCGTAAACGTGCTTGCAACAGGAAGCGTCATTTTCAAGTTACACGCGCCAATGGCAGTGGCTTGTATGGTAACCCGCCCGCTCACCGTCACAACATCATACACTTGCAAATATTGACACTCAAAAGGCGTGCTTGCGGTAATGTTAGTGGTATTGGTAAGCGTCGGAGTATACACGCCGCTTACGATAGTGTTGATATTTTCAAAAAACCGAAACCATACCCTAGAGATTAACCCCGTTACAGGGTCAAGAAATGCTGTGCGTGAGGAAGGGATTTGATTTGGATTAGGCACTGGTTCCACTCAGGTTAAGTTCTGCACCTAATATAGCAATTTTAACAGGGTCTGTTCCCGATACTTCATACACGCGGTCGCGTAACTTGGTAGTCATACCCAACCGCCGCCAGATAGCACGGGCGCCGTATACACCTATTTTACCCATAGATGTCCAATGCTCGTTAGACCAGGTATGCCCGCCATCATCCGACCACCGAAGCATTACTTGCGGGTCACTTCCCTGCCCATCATTAAGCCCGACACCAGATTCACAAATAAGTTGAAGTGTGTGCTGCGCTGTGCGGGTTAAATTGTTTGCGTCAGGGGGAAGCGCCCGCCAAGAACGAAGCCATTTTTGCACAGCGGTATCATCTGAATACTTATCCAGATCAAACGCATATATGCGGCTGTCATTGTAGTCGCCTACGATAATTTCGTTATTGAAAAACATTTGGCAATTAGACCTATGACGCCCAAATTCGCCGTTGCTGAAAGACGCCCGTTCATGCCAGTTATCTGTCGCTACATCGTACACCCAAGTAGCGTTAGCTGACGGAAAAATTAAGACGTAAAACGAATGTCCGTCTTGTTGGTATGTGTAGCCAATAGCGTCCGATATGTTGCCGTACTGTTGAATTTGCCATTCGACGGCGTGCGTTGATACGCGGGTTCCAGTGTAACCGTTAGCGCGGTAGACAATACCTTGTCCTCGCGCATCAGATCCGAGCCAAAACAATCCGTTGTCAAGTTTGGCAATAGAGTACGCCGCCGCGCACCCGATTTCGTTAAACGCGCCTTGAATACGTTCAAGCGGAAACCCTACCGTGCCTGCGTTATACCAGACCTCAACAGAACTGGTTCCAAACAACCACACTTCGCGATGGTCAACAATTAATCCAACAAGGTCATCAGGTGAACCTTCAGCGCTAGCAAAATTTAACGGCTCTACAGATGAGCCATCCAAAAGGTTTGTCACCCAAAATACTTGGCTGTTAGGCTGGGTAAATACAAAATACCCATCAAGAAAACCTACCGTAGACGCGCCGGCAAAATCAGGATCTGTGATTTGCGCAAATACGTTGGTAGTCATGTTGTAGATGTAGCCAAAAGGGTTCGCCGCAATAAAAATTTGCGTTCCGTTGTCTGTTATAGATACAGGGCCAGAGCCAAATACGTTACCCAAAAACGTAGCTACATAATCAGTGTCAATTTTATAGAACCCGAACCCTGACACAACGTAGGCATTTTGTCCTGTAAGCTGCGGTGACCACAACCCACGGATAGGCCCACTGCCAATAGAGTTGAGCAAACGCAAACCTGGAGCGCGGTTAAGAAACCCGGCGGTCTGACCAGACTGAAGTGTAGCTTCCGGGAACAAATTTATCATACGATTTGCAGAAGCGTTTACGCTTCTTGCAACGTAGCTTTGCCCCAGAATTGGCGATTTCATTAGTAGTTCCCTGCAAAAATATTAAACCTTTGACGAGTTCCAACAATTGCGTATGGGATAGACATGACATCATCAGGGTTATTGATGCGCTTCAGATTGCGCTTAGATGTCATTGCAATGCGTTGCACTTGCGGTGGAGGCTCTACGCCAAACTCAGCCGCGATTTCACAGGCGAGATTGTACTTGAACGCTCTGAGATAGCCCGGCGGGAAAGCAAGAGTGGTGGACAGCAATGCAGGCTGGGTTAACTCTTCAACAGAAATGAAATGCCACTCAAGCACCTTGGTAGGCTTGGGGTACACATACATTTCAATGTTGGGGTAACTCATGTTAACCCAGATCACTTGCGGGTATGTGCTAGTGACTGTTTTAACCGCAATACCGTCGTATTGCTGTTGATTGATAATCTTGATGCCGTAAGAGATGCCTGACGCCGTGTCGATGAAGTATGTGGAGTCATCCAGAAGTATTGGACGGTTGCCAACAAAATCACCGGAAGGGCCAAGTGTGCGGCTAAGGACGTTAGGCGGCCAACTAAAAACTTGGTCTTGTGTAGAAAAGACAGCTAGACGTTCCGTGTTCCACGAATCAATCATTTGATTGAGCGCGGTAAGAGCGTCTTGAGACGCTGCCGCAGTCGGTGTTTCGGCTTCTGCAAGCTGACCAATGAGCCGCAAAGCGCCGTTGATTTGATCTCCTGCGGTAGTCGTCATGGTGGCTCCTTATGCCTCGTCTGGCTTACGACGACGACGTACTTCTAACTCATTTGTGGTCTCGTTATCAACTGGTTTATCTTTAGCGCGAACCCAGCCATGTTCTTTATCGTGTTGAATTTCCATTTCGGAAATAGCAATTTTTCTGCCGTGTACCGGATGCTCAAGGATGACGTTCATTTTTTGCCCTTTGAAATTGGGGCGGGAATTACCCCGCCCCGTTT